ACTCTTCTTCTATTTGTCTATATGTTTTATCTTCTATAAAGTATTCTTGCCATAATCTCTCTTCTATCCACGTTTTCTTTGTCACCTTATAGATTTGTTCTATTTTATCTAATCGTTTCTCAAAATCAATCTTATCCTCTATATCTGTATTGTTATCATCCTTTATATCTAAATAATCTTCATATGTTTGATAATCTTTAATTCTTATATTTTTATGGAATGATGAGGTACTTGAATGTATTTGATTTCTTACTGTATTTATAAAATAGTATTTAAAATAACCTTTTTCATATACATCTTCAATCTTTATTTTATTCTCTAAAAATGATATAGCTATTTCAGATATTAATTCAGGTTTTAAATCAAATCTTGGGGTTATAAGATTATTTATAATCTCATCATATATACTTCCCTTTGTTGTTATTTCGGTTAATATGTTATTAATTTTCATCGTTAAAAATGGTTTTAAAAGTTTCAATCATACTATCAATTAAGTGATAGAATTTATCTTCGTTATTTGTGTTGGGGTATGTTTCATTCATAACAATACAAAATGATGTTTTCATCTTATTATATAATTCTTGTGATAACTCATATTGTTCAATATTATTATATACCTGTAATAATGCTGATGTTGTTCCTATTATTGTATATAACCTTTCTTGTTCTAATCTTATATACTCTATTTTTTCTATCCCATTAACTTCTTCATACTCAGTATATAATTGAAAGTTAACCTCCAGGTCTATAATGTAATTATCCATCTCTAACATTACCTCATTGTGGTGTGGTTGGATATTTCTTATGTCTATGTTTAAAAAATCTTCTATCATTGTTTTTTATTTTATTTGGTTTATTATAAATTGTAGTAATGTTAATACTACACATATCTTTATTATTAATACTACTTCTTGTCTTTCCATATTTCTTCGTCTTTTTTAATTGTGTAAGTTTTAAATTTATCTTTGTAAAAGTTTCTATTAATTAAATATCCTTCTGTTCTCCCACCATCACCTGACATATCTTTTAATTCAATATCATTTTCTTTAATCACCAACATTCTTAATTCATCCATTGGTATAATGTAAAATATTTCTTTATCAGGAAAATAATATACGAAGAAATCAGCTTTAGATGTTAGTATTCCACTTGGTTTTCCACTACAAGTTACTTCAACAAATATATTATATGTATCTATATTTTTAAAGTATTCATATCTATCAGTTTTAACCTCAAAATAGATTGATTTCCCGTTCTTTACACCAACGAAGTCATACTTACTATCATCGTTATATTTAATGTCGTCTAATCCAAAGTTTTTGTTGAAGTATTCAGCAACTACTCTTTCACCTTTATTACCTTCTGACAGGTCTTGTAACCATTTTTCATTTGATGTATTACCGTAAGTTTTCATAATTTATTGTTTTATTGTTTATGTTATATACTAATAAATAGTTTGATATTGAGCAAAAGACACTTTACTTTTATTTTTTTTTATTTTTTTATTAAATATTTAGTTTTTTGGTGAGTTGGTGTATATTTATAATAAACAAGAGAAGTATTTTTATATTTACTTGTATAGAACAAATAATACGTGGAAGTATCTAAGTTCAACATTAAGACATTTTTAATAAAACCTCTCTTACCTCTTTAAATCTTCCACGTATAAAGTAAGAGGGGTTTTTTTATACCCTATTATAAGGATTAAGAAGTTATTACTTGAATATAGTACTAACAGATGGATGAAGTGTAACCGAAGCTTAGAAGAGATTAAATCTGTTTTAATATTCTCATTTTAAATGATAGCTCTGACTTTCTACAACTTATGTCATCTAATCAGCCTCACTAAAATAATAAAGTAAATTGGTAATGTAAATTAGGTTATAGGTCTTTTCTTTGGGGCTTGGGGCTTATAACTTAATTTATATTACCTTCAAAAATAAGGGGTTAAAGAAAAAAAAGAAAAAAAAATAAGCAAGCAATAAAAATAAATAATAATAAAAAAATATTAAAATGATTAAAATTTAATCAAAAATAATAATAATTAAATAAATTTCAACTTTACTAAACTATCAACATATTTATAATAAAACAAAATAATTATGGAACAATCACAAATAATATCTCAATACAAAAAAGAGATTACAGTAAACTATAAAAAACATTCCAACGAAGAATTAATTGAAATGTTGAATAATGGTAAAAGAACAGAAGTAATTAATTCATTATTACCAATGGTTATTCATATCGCCAATAAATTTTATAGTAAAGATGATTTTGAAGAGTTAATATCAGTAGGTAATCTTGGTTTAATTAAAGGAATTGATGATTTTAATATTAAAAAAAGTGATAATATTATTTCTTATTCCCATTCAATGATTAAATGGAGTATCTTAGACTATTTTAGACAGAAAGATTTTATAAAATTACCAGTACATTTAAAATCTTCTTCTGAGATGATTAAATCTTACCCAACTATAGTAGACTATGATAATTTAGAAAACATTGATTACGTTGAAGATAATGTGGGTGAAAAGTTAATTAATAGAAAAGAATTAGAAAATTTATTAATGACAATCCCAAAGATAAAATATTCAAATGTCCAATGTTTCTTAGATTATTTTCTTATACCAAATATGACTTATGAAAAACTTAGTATTAATTTGGGATTTACAAAACAAAACGCTTCACTAATTAATAATAAAATAATACATATAATAAAATCCAACCCCAAATTATTGGAAAGATTTAGAGAAATCTTATTTTAATAAAAAATATTTTCAAGAAAAGTGACTTTTACTAAACTTGGTGATATTTATTAATATAAGGATAAATAAAACTAAAAATTAAAAACTATGAAAACATTATCAATTTTAACACTATCAACACTATTATTATTCTCAACAGCTTGTAAAAAAAGAAATAATTGTAAGATGTACACTGAAGACCTAATTCAAAGTTCACATAACTTGGAAACTGCTGCTTACAATGATATTTATTATCACAATAGTGAGACTGCTGCTAAGTTAAAACAAGCAAAACAACAATATGAACAGGACTTAAAGGGTCAAAGTAAGTATTGTAATTAAAACAAATAAAACTAACTAAAACTAAAAAACTATGGAAACTGAAAATTTAATCAATATAACATTCACCGATGTAATGAAAATTATAGCTAGTGAAGAAACCTCATCAAATGATAAAACTGTTTATATCTATTTATTAAATATTATAATGGATATGTCTGAAAAAGTTGATAGATTAGAAGCTGTAGTATCCGATTTAACGGAACTATTTGACGATTGTGAAGAATAACATATAATATATGTTTATATAAAACCCGACAGTTACTACTCCCATCTGTCGGGTTTTTTTGTTATCTACAAGTATCCTTTCGCATATATACATCCCCATTATACACAGGGGAAAAAGTAAAATCACCTTTAATCTTTCTTACCTTATCTAAATCTAATGTTTGAACCTCTATTGCTGGTGGACATTCAGGACAAGGGGTTTCAATTAAATCAGGACATTTAACAGTCACTGGCTTTTGTAATTTAAATCCTGTGAATAATCCCCCTCCAAAGATTAAAAGTCCTATGATTATATATATTAAATTCTTATACATATTATTTTTTTTGAATAATACTCCAAATTGTTCCTATTAATGTGATTGAACTACCAACCAATGTCTGTAGTGTACTTTCATCAATTAACCCTTTGGTAATGAATATACCCCCAACGAACGTTAGTGTATGTCTTATAATCCCTAATATCATTTCTTTTTTCATAATTTTTATTTTATTGTTTATTCTATTACTAATAAGTTAGTATAATTATCTGTTGTACCATCAACTTTAATCCAGTTATCACCATCATCCAATGAATATAATATTCTTTTATTTACATCAGATATATCAGCAGATGAAGTTACTGCAATGAATACACTACCATTATTAAAATATACACAATCAGAATACGAATATGTCGTTGGGGCACTTGATACATTTAATACATCATATGTATTAAATACATTATTATATAAACTATTACCCATAGCAATCATTGCATCATTCGTTGGATTAAATGCAGCAATTCGCATATCAGAATTTAAAACATATTCATATTGGCTCCAAGTACCTAAATTATTAGTTTTTAATAAATATGATTTAGTTCCACTTGTAATTGGGCTAGAAGGGACAAAAACAATATCACCATTTATATCTATACTATCAAAATATCTACCATCATATGTTATAGCATTACCAGTAGATGTAATGGATGGTATCCACGTAATACCATTAGATGATGTCCAAACTCTTTTATTTCCCGCTCCTTTTACTGACGCATAATATTTTAAATTACCCTCACTATATCCAATACAATCAAACATACCACTACTTGAATATGTATTCCAAGTTTCACCATAATCACTTGATATATGTACATTATTGGTTGTAGTATCCCTTGTTATACCAATCAATTCATTATTATCTGGGTTCCAAGCAATATCGTGTATTGTGAAACTCACACCAAAATTCTCCCATACATCATTTACAGTATTATATCTAATAACATTAGATGTACCACCCATCCATACATATATACTTCCTTTAACATTACAATTTCTTGATGCATTATAATCACCCAAACTTATTGTAATTTCATTCCAATTTATACCATCAAAACTTATAAATGGTTTATTTGTGTTTTTATAAGCTAAAACAAATTTATTACCAACAGGTGGGGTACAGTTAGCAGGAAAATATTGTGGTGCATATTCATAAAATGTTTTAAAATCAAATATGTTAGTGTCGTCAGTATTTTGATAAAATGTTCTTTCACTAAGTATATTCGGGTCAATATTCTCATATTGTTTGAAAAATGAATATCTATTAAAACTTTCACCCCAGTAATTACTATTCCATTTAAGGAAATCTTGGAAGTTATAACAATATTCATCATCTATCATTTTTAATCCATAAAAACAATCATACCAATTATTAGCTGATTGGTTACCACAAGCAACTCCCCAGTCACTCCAAAATGTATTCATCTCTACAGGCATATCTTTTTCTTTTTAATTTAATTTTATTTATTTCTTTTTTGGTGATGGTTTTAATGTTCCATTTGCGTAAGGAACTCTACCGTCAACTTCAGTCTGTGTTGGTTGGTCTGGTGATTTAACTAAATTCATTGTATCTGAATTATAATAATACTTCACCCATTTATGTTTACAATTAGCACCACCCCTCCAATTGAATACAGAATAAGTATCACTACCACCTTTACCAAGACCAGGATTTTGATTATTTAACATTTCAATATCTTCTTTTCTCATTAAAGATAAATTTGTTCTTGTTACCAATGTCCTACAAAATCTTCTACTATTATCTGATATAACACCAAAATATCTATAAAGGGGGATTATCTTACTTGTGGCAAACTTTATCACCTCATCTGTATAATCACTATCATCTATCTCATAATAGTCGTTTAAATCGTCTATTGTTAAACCAAGTTCTTCTAATGAAATACCTAATACTTCCTGTTCATCTAACCAATCACTTACAAATTCTTCAACAATTATACCTTCAATTTTCTCAAACTTATAATCATCACTTAATTTGGGGTGATTTATTATTTCTTCAATATTATAATTTATATCACACATATATATTAATTTTAACAATCACCACAATATCCACTTTCTCTACGTTGATTATACCAAGGCATATCACCTAATGCCCATCCTGAACCATTTCTTTGAGTATATACTCCTGAGAAATAAGATTTACTATTTTGATTTAAATTTTCTTTACTATCAGGGTTTACATATTCAGGGAATAACGTTGAATAATCACACAAATAGGTATTTAATCTTTTTAAATAAAATTCAGCCAAATCTCTAATTGAGTTTCTCATATATTTAATTTCATCCAATTCTGATGCTTGGGACCATTCACTATTTTCTTTGGATACCGCTTTATTTGTTGCTTTATAATTTAAAAATGGATATACCTCATAGAATACCCATTGTGCCAAACACGGTTGGACATAGTCACGTAAGATATCTTCTTCATCTGTATTTAAATCATTATTAACAATACCACTCTTCAATCTATTATAAAACGTTGAACCAAGTGATTGTTGAATATGTGTATCTTGTGCCGCATATATAAATGGTACAAGTTTATTATCGTCAACATTATCCTCAATTGTGGTATTTTCTTTTAAATATATAGTAGATATAAATTTTACTTTAAGTGTTGCCATTATCCGTTAATTATTTGTTGTGTATTATCAGTTGGTAAAACTATTATTGGTTCACCTAACATTCTTCTTGCTGTTGATGGTTCAATACCATATATTAATTCAAGTATTGCCGAACCACTATCTATGGTTGTAAATCCTTGTGATACAGATTGTTGTATTGATAAAATACCCTGAACCCCACCAACAGAACCTTTTAATTGTGCTTGTGCGTTTTCTTGAACCGATAAATCTTCAATCTGATTACTTTTTTCGTAATTATAATCATTTAAAACTATATCATTTGTAAAATTTAATGGTCTTAATGTATCATTTAATACTTCCTCAATTTGATTTTGTCTTGGTGAAATATAATATGATTGAAATTCTTGTAATAATTCTTGTCTTTCATTAGTTGAACCCAACTTCCCAGGTGTTAAAATAACTAATTGTGGTGGAATTTCATGTCCCATAACAATATTTTTTTCCACCATATCTTGTAACATAATAAATCTTTCATCACTATCATTCAATTGAATTGGTGTTAACTCAGGTTTTTGTTCTGAACCTTCAGAATATGTAATAATTATCTTACCTGCGTTTTCTGCTGATGAATAATTACGTTTAAAATCTTTATAGAAATCATCCATCTCTTCAACACTTGGGATACCTGTAGCAAAGTTTAAAATAAATGATGGAGCAAACCCTTGTTTAACTTGGTTTAAATGAAATTTAGATATCTCATAATCTAATTCAATCCAATTCATTGATGTAGAATACCCTGGTATAGGGTATAATCCCTCTTGTTGTGGGTTTTCTTCTGTATAATATACTAATTGTCTACCTTGTTTTATTAAAGGGTCGTATCGTCTTATATTCAGGTTTATATAAGTCTTTTTTATATTCTTTCCAATCATTAGAAAACCAATAATGTGGGTGGTTCAATTCATCGGTTTCAATACCAATTCTAATTTTATGGATTGGGATATGTTTCATTGTAAAATTTGTCCCTTCATTATTCCATACAATTTCAAAACAAAAACCATTGAATATCTCAAAGTCTTTTTCCATAGACCGTAATTGTTTTTCTAATTTATTTTTTATGATAAATTCTTTTAATCTATTATCAATAATATCTTCAATACCAAAACCAACAGTTAGTCTTGTTTTCTTATTAATAATTGATTTATGTGTTGCTGAACCATAATTATTATATAAATCCAATAAAAACTTTGGATAGTTATTATCTTGTCCCCATTCTATAAAATTGTGAGATAAATTAAACTTGTATGTTGGGGCAACATATGCTTGATTAAAATTAAATATTTTAAATGGTTGTTTCATACCATCAATATTTTTTTTATCATCTCTTATTATTTCTGATTTTTCCATATTTTAAATAAATGTATATTCGTTTTTAGGGTTATTAAAAGTTGTTCCCGTAGTTGGTGGAACTAATACCGTACATAATCCACTCTCAACTACGTCATTTATTGTTAGTCCTGATGTTGATAATGTACTACCTGTTGTTTGATATACAAAATAATCATATGTCCCACCAATTAGATTATAGGGAGTTAAATCAATTGGGAAGTAGTTATACCTCGCATTGTTTGTTGTAGTGTCTCCTGTTAACCACAAATACGTATTGTCGTGATTTTGATTACTAAACAACTGTAAAAAATATTCTGCTCCCTGTAATGTTGTTTTTTCAAATAACGTAAATGGAACAGATGTAACGGTTGTTGCTGATATATATATCATATTAGTTTTTTATTTAAATATTATATTGTTGGTTTTGTTTATAAAAGAAAACCCCCAACATAACGAAGGGGGTTTATAGGATATAAACGAATAAAAGGATATTAAAAACCCTATGGAAATTTATCCAATTGTAATATCAGTACCTAAAAGGGTCTCGTCTATTAAAAACACTCCATTTGGTGTTTTCCAAGTGATTTCAAAAGTAGCACCGTTCAAGTCACCTTGTGCGATACCCAATGATGCAACACCCGCAGTTGCTCTACCAGCACTTTCTACACCACAAGCGTAGTATGTACCAGCATTTGATTTAACTACTGCAAAGATAGGGGCTCTACCTAATGCAATAACCAAGTTTCTTAATTCAGCAGTTAATTCAATAAATTTAACAGACAATACACTTTCGTAAAAAACCGTTCCGTTTTCTCTTGAGAAGTTACCAGTTTGATTTAAACCAGCGAACTCCATATCTTGTTCCATTAAATATACTGTAACTCCATTAACAACACCTGTAATGATATTTAAAGCATCAAAGGTATAAGCTTGGTCAGCACTATAAGTACCAATCCAAACCTTTTCAACACCACCGATTGAAGAACAACCTAATGTGTATCCATTATCTATAACACAGCTCATATTTTAATTATTTAATTTAATTTTATTTTATAAAGGGGGGGACTAACTAATCCCCCCATTTTTAGTGACTATTATATGTTAGTGTATTGTACAACAAACTCAGGGAATGCTGCTTGAACACCTTGTTTCCATTTAGCTCTAAATCTAACTTCATCATCATTCATATCATAGAAGATTTTGAATTCTTCAGCATCTGACAATAAATCAGTTCCGAAATACAAGTTAGAACCATTAGTTAAAATCATTCTATCAGTACCATTCAAACCTCTAACTGCAACAATTCTTACGTTAGTACCTGGAACCATTTGTGAAAAATCTTCACCTTGGTTTTCAGCACCTGTGTAGTGGAACAAGTTAGCGTTTCTCAATGCCAATGAGTATGTTCTGTAAACATCATAACCTACGAACAAATACAAGTCATTCAACCCTAAAATGTCAGTTGGGATAACAGAAGTCATACCATCAACGATTGCGATGATGTTAGATGCTGTAATTGATGCTTCAGAATTAATGTTTCCATCAACTGTAGATGCACTCCATACATTATCTGTAAAGTATAGGATACCATCACACAATGCTAAGTTTTCTGAACCTGTTACTGTGTTACCTTTCCAAATCAAGTCATCAATCAACGCATTGATTTTGTCAGCCTTTTCAGAAGCATAAATTTCTTCAAATGGAACTGTTTCGTTATATGAACCTGGGTTCATTAATTTTTGTGTGTAGTAACTCTCTAATGTATCTAAACAGATACTTTCGTTTACTTTAAGTGGACACACTGTAAGTTCTTGTTGTGTCAAATATGTTTTACCATCTTCACTCCAACCACACGCTCCTGCTTGAGCAACTAATACACTATCAATGATATTGATTGTTGCTGAGGATTTGATATCAGGTTGAACTGTGATAAATCTTAAAGTTCTACCACCCAATACAGATTTTTTAATTAACGCCATTTTGTTTTCATCAACATAAGCTGTTAATCCTGCTACATTTAAACTCATAATTTAATTTTTTTAAGTTAGTTTATTATTTATTTTCTTTTTGACATAAAAGTCAAAATATCTTGTTTTGATTTTGTTTTAAATTCTACCTTTGTTGATAGAGGTTCTACTGATGGTTCAGCAGCAAATTTATTTACTCTTGTTTTTAAAGTTTCGTTTTCATCTTTAATAGAATTTAATTCCCCTCTTAAAGATTTAACCTCATCTACTAATGTTGAGATAGCTGTAAATACTTCTTCCATACCTACCTCATCTTCTATTTTAGTATCAGGTGTTTGAATTTCATTAATAAGTCCATCAGCATCAACATAGATAACTGTACCATCAGACAAATCGTGTTGTCCTTCAGGTGCTTGAACATATTCACCATCTACTTCAACCTCAACTCTTGAACCAATCATTAAATCACCTTCAACTTTTACTTTAGTTCCATCCATTAAAGTAGTTTCTGTCATTTGTGTGACTTCTTCAATTGGGGTTACATCACCCATTACCATATCATCAGTTGGTTCTTCTACTTCTATTATTTGGGTAATAAAACCTTTAACAACTGATATAGTATTACCATCTTCTAAAAGATAATCACCATCTTCAATATCAACTTCTCCGTCTGCGGTAATTTCTTTAACGGGGGCACCTACGTCTAACCCTTCACCATAACATCTAATTATTCTACCATCTTGAGTTTTATAATCAGTACCAACAAAGTTTTCTTCTGATGTGGTAAAAAGTTCTTTTATTTTTCCTAATATTGATTTTTTATCCATAATATTTTCTTTTAAATATATTTATTTTTATTGTGTTTAATACATTTTATTTACCTATCTTATCTTTGATATCACCACTCTCCTTGATAAGTCGTTTAAACCCTTTAAAAAACTTAACAATCTTATCTGTAATACCTTCACCTTTTAACCATTTTATTTTTTCATCTACACTTGTATATTCAATCCAAACAAAAAATGCTGTCCAAAGTCGGGTAAATCCGTAGTCAAACCATATATAGTTTCTTGCAATATCATTAATCATATATTTATCAATCATAAATGCGAAGAATATAACCGATAAATAAAGTAATAACTTACTGGTAAGTCCCCTTCTTGTTTCACTACTTGTGATTTTTTTACCTGTATTTCTTGCATACCATCTACCAACGAAGGTATCAAAGATTGCTGCCATAGTTATAATCATCATTAAAGGAAAAAGTGGGGAAAAAAATGTTATAAATCCCACCCACATATTGGATAAAATTACTTTCATAAACCTAATAGTTTTTTAATTTGTTCTTCTTTATCTTCATCGGGTAAATTTGAAAACGCAATGTTTTTTATTTTACTAAATATTTTATTTATCATTTCCATTTCATATTGTTCCTCAAAGAACCCTTCTAATGAAAATCCAGTAAAACCTTCTTCTTTAATCTTTTCCCAATATTCTTTATCCTCAATAAAAAAGGACGCAACCCAACTACCTTTTGGTAAGTCAGGATATAATTCACTTTTGGTTCTCTCCCCAACGATAAAACTTTCAATCATATATACACCATTCGCCACTCTTTTAGCGTCGTGTTCTTCATTTACAAGATGTATTTTATTTTCTTTGAAGTATTTCTTAATCATCTTCATTATGGTGTCCTCACTGAACTTTACATAATACTTACCTATTGAAGGATGATATCTTAATATCTCAGTTTCAGCTAACATAACAGGAGCGGTGATAATTCTTTTGTCTTCGTTTTTTTCAAATTCAATCTTTGACATATTATTATTCCACATATTATGATTAGCCCATTCCATTTTTCTAATAGCCCATTCAACACCTTCTGTTCCACCCCAAGCGTCCCACATCAATCCACCACAACCTTCATCATAGGGAACATCTTTATGTTGTTGATGTCTTTTAAATGATGCCATTCTACCGATTGTATCCAATGATAGATTTTCACCATTACATAATTGATTAGCTCTTGTCCAACCAATTCTTGTCCCACATTCAACTTTGGGATTATTATCTCTAAATTTAATTGCTCTACAAGCGTTTTCTTTTGCTGACTTAGGGTAATCGTTATATGTATCAGTTAAGACACTAAACATATTCCAAGATAGTTCTGTTGCTGGTGAAGTCACAAATGAAATAGCATCCATCCCTGACTTCATATCGTTTTCATCTATCTCTAAATAATATACTGGTAATTTCTCCATAATTTAAATATAAAAATTTATTATTAGTTTAATAGATTAAAATTCAATTGAACGTTCAATTCTATTTATCCTTTTTTGACTACTTGTTATTTCTGTTTCAACAACATACGCCTTTAATGGTTGATTTGTTTTATTATCCCCAAATATACTACTAGAACCTGTTGAACCTTGTGATGGCATATCGGGAGCCAAAGATATTCCACCACCCATTTGATTAATCATAGATAAAGTATTGGGGAACATTGATGCTGAGGTTGAATTAATAACCGCTTCACCTGGTGCCAACATAGATGGGACACTATCAATATTACCAGGTCCACTACCAGGAACGATACCACCTCGTGCTGCTTTAAAATGTTGTGATGATATTGTCGCAATTTGAACAGCCGATAATGCAGTATTAATTCCTGCCATAATAAATGAAGCTGGTGGTGGTAATGACCCCAATGCTTGTAATACGGACTGTGCTCCCGACATAATTGCCTGAACGATGTTATTAGCCTTATCTCTATCAAATTGTTTTCTTTTTAACGCATTTTCATCTTGTTGTCTTTGTTGGTCCAAAGCTCTTTTTTGTGCATTATATTCATCTTCACTTAAAATTCTTTCATCAAGTTGGGATTGTAACTTATCACTTTCAGTTTGATATTGACTATCTAATTGTTGTATTCTATTTTCAGTTTGTTGTTGAAGTAAACTATTTATACTACTAGTTATTTCAGTTAATTTAGTTCCCCATAAATTTAAAAATTCTGACGCTTTTTCTGCTTGTACTTGTAGTGCATTGGTGGTTTCATCAACCAAATCTTTCATACCAGTAATTCTAATATCACTAATGTCTTTTTCAGATTTAGCAATAATTTTTTGTCTTTCTTCTTCAGTTAAATTAGTATTAGATAATTCAATATCTTTTTGAACATTAATTTCATCTATTTTTAATTTTCTTAAACTATCACCATATAATTTTTCAATAGTTAAACGTTCGGCATTAGTATCTGCATCTAACAATGCAAGATTTTTTGCTGCTTCTTCATTTAATATTTGGGTTTGGATTAAATCTAATTTTTTTTGATTATCAATTTCAAGTTGTTTATCTCTATCTATCTTATCGTATTTATCATTTATTTCTTTAATTTTTTTTCTATAGTTTTCTTTTGCAACAGCATCAGAAATATGGGCATCATCTGCCAATCCCGCCATTTCATCAAAAGTGGTTGCTGCCTCTTGTAATTCTTTTTCTCTAGCATCAGTTATATTAGCAATTCTATCCTCTTCTAACTTATTATAATACTCAAGTAATTTATTATTATACTCTTCTTGTTTTTTTAATTTTTCTTCTTGTGCTCGTTTTGTTTCTTCAGCAAGTTGGTTATTCATTTCAGTTGTTATTTCTAACATCTTATTTGAATGTACTGCGTTCGCTTCATCAATCATACGATAGGTATTCCCCCATTCATTGGTTAATACCGTTAGTTCTAATCTTAAATCCTTTAATTCATTTCTTTTAAGTAATTTTTCTTCAGCATCTTGTGATGTATTTAAAAATTCCTCAAGATTATTAATCTTTTCTTGTGTTAATGTTTTTTGTGCGAATAATTCATCATCTGCCTGTTTCTTTAAAGCCATAGAGTGTGATAAATCAGCATCAGCTCTTCGTTTATTAATATCCGCAACTCCTTCAATAGCTTGTTTAATTGCCCCATATGCGTTTGGGGTATTTCTTCTTAAATCTGCTAATTTATCTTCTGCCTTGATTAATTCATTATCCAACTTAAGTTGAGCTATATTAGATTGATATTGTTCTAAACCTGCTGATAATTTTTGATATGCAATAGTTTTATTAGTTAATCTTTCTATAGCCCCAGTACTGGCATCTAATTCTTTATTTAATCTTTTGGTTTGGTCCTCAACACTTTCTTCAGTATCTCCAAATAGACTGAACGCAGCAATCAATGCACCAATACCAAGAACTATTATCATAACGGGATTAGCCGCCATTACAGTATTTAATGTTCCTTGTGCTACGGTTGCTCCACCTAATTTAGGTAGTAAACCAACTAATGAACTACCTAATGCTTTTATGGATGGAAGTGATTGTTTGAATGCATCTACACCTTGTAATATTGCCATCGCTGACTGAACCTTTAATAGGGCTTGTTGAACTTCTTCACCTTCAGCACCCATCAACCCCATAGCTCCCTGAACTGCGGCGAACCCACCTAATAAACCTTGTGAGGCTCCCAATAATCTTTGGGACATAGTCGTCGCCATTGCATCAACAGATAAATCTGTTTGGATAATTGTTTGTCTTAATCTACCTGCTTCACCAACTAAATCGGTAAACTCACGACTGGTATTTTTACCAGCCAACGCTAATTCATATAACCTATCTTCAATTTCACCTAACCTTGATGTCATAGGTAAAGTACCCTGAGAAACCTCATCAAAAGTAGCCCCTAAATCCGTAACAGAGTTTGATAGTGTATCATACTCAATACTAAGTCGTGCTAATACCTTTCTTTGGGCATCTGCTTGTGATGAGTTTTCTCCGTATTTCTTTATTAATTTATCTAATTGTGTACTTGTGTCACTAATACCTTTTCTTAAATCACCAAAAGTATTTTGTGCTTGTTTACTATCTATCTTAATATTTATTTGTGCCGTACTCGCCATATTCTTTTATATTAAATATTTTTTTATGTTATGTGTTTTTAATTAACTGTATTTGTTTCAATTATGAACTCCCAATTTATTGTTATCCCTGTTTCACCTGTAACTAAAACTCTAATATCACTACCTGAGATAGTTAATGTTGATGTTGCAGTAGTAAAAGAAGACTTCTCAACTAAATCTATTGTTGATATTAAAGTTGGTATTGCTGATTGTACATTATAAAATCCTGTTAATTCACCATAATAAGATTTTGTATTATCATTTTTAGTCCCAATCACTCTAACTTTAAAACTTTTTGAACCATCTCCAACACAAGTAAACGTAAATCCAACTGTTGGGGTGTTATTTGTTGTTTGAGCTGTTTGATTAAATAAAACTTTATGTGATATACCATAAGTTCCTAATGATATAACTTCACCAATAGGTACATCTAATTTAATAGTATCAAATCCATCATTTTTATTTAGTGAAATAACACTATTATCATTTCTTATTATAACTGTACTTTCATCAGTGTTTAAATCTGTTACAAGTTGAATATCAGAAAATGAAAACCCTGCTAAATTACTTGTTTGTAAAATATTACTTATATTATTATTACCAAAAGTAGTGTTACGTAATATTTCTAAAGTACCACTATAAGTTGTAAAATCAAGAAGAGCTAATTGGTTTGTTACGTTATCAATGTAAATTGATGAAGTATTAGTTCCATCTGTTATATTTGATGTAATAGTTGTTGGGTATATATCTATATATGATGAATTAATTCCACTTGATTGACTTAATATTGTATTTAATACATTAAATTGATTAAGATTAAAATTTATACCATCATTAACAGCTAATTCAATATTATTACCAAATGTTTGTGTTACCGTATTTAAAGTTGTTAGGGGGTCTGTTTGTA